TCCTGTGCGGCGGCCAGGTTCTCGTCGGCGGCGGATGCGGCGGACGCCTCCGCGGCACCGCCGGCGGCTGCCTCAGCCCCGGCGGCGCCTTCAGCGCCAGCCATCCCGGCCTCGGCGGCGGCGGCCTGCACCTCACGGATCGACGCCATCAGCCGCTCGTTCTCGGCGATCATGGCGTCAATGCCGGCGGTCCAGCCGTCAGCGTCGGCGATAAATTCCTGGATCGCTGGCGGCAGAACACCTTCGGCCACCGGGTCAGGCCTCCATCACCCGGAGCCAGCCCTGCACAGCGGCCCTGGTCGCCCGCCCGTCGGCGATGATCTTCTCGGCGGTTGGCTTCAGGTACGGCCGCGGCGGCAACGTGATCGACTGGCTGGAGGTGTACGGGCTGACGAAGATCTGGCCGGTGTTCCGGTTGGCCAGCCACCCGGACGCGCCCGGGTGGATCTCGCCGCCGAGCTCCTGGATCCGGGCGTAAACGGTCGTGCCGCCGACGATCACCCACCAGCGGACACCGAAGCCCACGGGCGGCAGCGGCACAACCGAGTTGCGCAGCGCGCCGGTGATCAGCGCGGGCGGCGCGCCCGGCGGCGACGGGGTCGGTGAGCCCTCCTCGTGCGACATCTGCGACAGCGTCAGTTTGGTTTCAGCGGTCATGAGCAGGCCCATGGCCGTCGCGGCTGTGCGGGTCGCCGCCGGCGCCTTAGCTTTCATCTCACGCAGCCGGGCGGTGACCTCCGGGATTGTGGACACCGCTACCGACCTCCTCGCCGTGCTCGGTTCTCGGCTTGCCGGGAGGCCCGCTCCTGCGTCAGTTCCTGGGCGCGGTCTTTGGCCATGGCCATCTCAGGCGCCAGGTCGGCGAAGTCGGCGGGGAGCCTGGCCACCACCTCCGGCGGCCACCTGTAGCGCTCGGCGAAGAAGAAGTCCTCGGCTACGTCCTCGGGGACCGGGCACGAGGCACCGGGCCGCCCGAGGAACCAGTCGACGAGACGCTGCCTGAGATGATCTTCTGTTTTGGGCCGTTCAGGACCCGGTCATAGTGGCCGCGCACCGCGTCGCACAGCGCCTCGATGTCCTCGATCTCCAGGCCGTCAAGAATCCCGTCCGCGACCTCAGGTGTGGCCGCGTCCTTGGGCAGCGTCTGCGGAATCGACCAGGCGACGAGCATCCCGCGCAGGAGCGCGTAGTTGATTCTGTCTTCCAGGTCGCCGTAAAACTCGCGGCTGTCATCGCCGCCGACCACCACCCGGATCGCCGCTTTCGCGCGGCGGCGGTCACCAGCCGTCAGGTTGTCCCGCAGTTCAGCGAAATTGCCGTCGTGCAATTCAACACGCACAGATCATCCCCTTTATCAGTAGCTGACGACGGCGTTGGTCAGCGCGATTTGCACTGGCGACACACCGCCGGACGGCCCCGCGTTAGTGGAGTTGGCCACGGCGGCGACGGTGGTGTTGTAGCCGAACGTGGTTTTGGAGTCCTCAATTTCACCGGTTTCGTACGCCGCAACCTGGACATTCATAACCACCTGGACCAGGTTCGCGCCGCTCAGCCCGTTGCCGGCGGTGATCGACAAGATCGGCTGAGTGTTGTTCAGGTACAGCAGGAACGGGGTTTCGTCGATCGCCGGGTCGTAGTTCAGTGACAGGGCTGCGGACAGTTCACCGCGCGGAATAGCGAACGGTGTTTGCTGGCCGCTGTTCGTGAATTTCGGGTCCAGTTTCCTGGTGAGCGTCAGCTTCCATTCCTCGATCATGTTGACCTGGCTGGCCGCGACTGACACTGTCGATTCCCACGACGCTTGCGGTTTGACGGTGGACAGCGTCGCGGTTGGGGTCCCGCCGGCGATCTGGCTGGCGAACCCGGTGCCCTTGCCTTCCCACATGAGCAGCTCGGTGGCTGTGCCGGTGAGCGCCAGCTCGCTGCAGCAGGTGTAGGCGTAGTTCCGGGCGCCGGTGGTGGCGGTGACGCCGGTGTAGTCCGTCACGGTCAGCGTGGGCGGCTGAGCGGCGCTGAACCCGCCCATGCCGGTACCCGAGTTGAGCAGCGAGAAATTGTGAACGTACGTGGTCACAGCGCTGTACGGGGTGACCGGCGCACTGTTGGCGTGGTTCTGGTACAGCGGCGAGGACAGGGTGACGGTGGTGGACACCACGTTGGTCACCGTGCGGACCTCTTCCGCGTTGGTGGCCAGGGTCCCGATGGCGATCGTGGTCCCCATCGTGATGCCGGTCGCCGAGGTCACACTGATCGTGGTCGCGCCAGCGGTGTAGCCCGCTGACAGGGTCGTCGGCGTGCCCGGGGTGCCGTTCACCGACTGCCAGTAGTCGCCCAGGATGTTGCCGAGCATGTAGCCGATGCCGTCACCGAAGAACGGGCCGCCCATGTCCAGGTCGGAGATCTCCACGCCCTGGATCAGGTTGTAAAGCTCAGCCATACTGTTACGCCAGGCCGAGTCTTTCAGGTAGGTGATATTGTCCTTTGGTGTGAATTTCGTCATCGGGAACGTGAACGTCGGCGCCACGACAGTGCCGGCGGTCACCTCTTTCGCCAGCCCGATGAACCTTCTGGTAACCGGGTAAACGGCGCTGGCGGTAGTCATTTGCTCGCCCCCTTCTTGTCCACCGGGGCGGCTTTCTCGCCGCGCGGGGTAACACCGGTCCACAAACCGTCAGCAGGCGGAATCCGCAGGTCAGAGCCAAACCAGCCGGGAACCAGCTGCATCGCGTACTCGTGACCCGGTTCGGCCTCCAGCGGCCGAGGAGACATTTCGCCGTCCTCGCCCGGAGTAACATCCAGGTACTGCGTGTAAAAACGGCCTTCAGAGCCGAGGTAGACGAACAATTCCGGGCTGTTATCAGCCACATGCCTCCTGGGCTGGCGGTAACGGGTGATACTTGGTCATGCCTGTCGGGCAAGTCGTCGCGGCGGTCGTCGTGTACGGCGATTACGCGCTGGTCAGCCGCCGTTTCCGGGATTTGCCGGAGTGGGCGTTTGTCGGCGGGAAAGTCAAGGCAGGCGAACCCGCGGAACACGCCGCCGAGCGGGAGGTGGCCGAGGAGACCGGGATGAGGGTGACCGCCGGGGCGGTGCTCGGCCAGCGGATCCACCCGGTCACCGAAACACCGATGGTGTACGTCAGCTGCTGGCCGGCTGGGCCCGCGTCGGTGCGGCCGCGGCCAGGCAGCGGCCTGGCCGAAGTCGGGTGGGTGCCGATCCTGGAAGCGGTCCAGCTGATGCCGGACATGTACCCGCCAGCCCGCCGGTACCTGGAAACCCGGCACCGCTGGCAGTCATGACTGGAAATACTCGTCGACGGTGAGGTTGAGCCGGGCGTCGTAGCGGAGCAGCCGCTGGTCCGCGAGCGTGTGCACGACCGTGTAGTCGTAGGTCATTTCCTCGCCGATGCCGAGCAGCAGCGAGGAAATGATGCCCGTGACCGGGTCGTTGATGAGCACCTCGTCGGGGCTTGGCCGCAGCGCGGCCATAACCGCGTCGATGACGGCCGGGAAGTTGGTGTCGGCGGTCGGGTCCGACGCGATACCAACCCAGGCGATGAACAACGGCACCCGGTGCTGGATGTGCTTCCACCCTGGCTCGGCGACGTTCGGGCCACCCGCCCGCGGGGTGGTGAGCCGTTTCTCCTCACCGGTCTGCGGCCACAGGTACGCCGTAGGCACCTTGAGCTCACCGGGATCCGGTGGGGTGATGTAAACGGCCAGGTTGCCTTCAGCGCCGGCCGGGCCCGGCAGCGGCAGGCCGTCGAGCAAATCCTTCAGGTACGTCTGCACACTGTTGATCGGCACGCCGCGCTCACCTCCGGCGTGTCAATCGGCTCCCGGCGTACAGGAGCGCCCTAGTATCACCGGTAATGGGTGGCCGGTGGTGGACTGGCCAGCCAGGGGCAATCACGGCAACAAGGGCACGGCATCGTCCCTCAGTAGGACCCGTTGGGCGGGGACCGAACGGGGACTTTGTCGTTTCCAGGCCACCTGCCACGCGGTGGTCACCTGCCGGCGCAGGAAAGCCCCGGAAACCGGTGTCTCCGCCCCCCAGGCGGCCACCGAGCCGCCGAGAAGCAGCACCGCGTGCTCACCCCACCGTGGCGACGGGCGCCAGTCCCAAACGATCTGAGCGGCCTGGGCGGTGCGCAGCCTGAGCTCGAGGAGCGCGCCAGCCGCCGGCCGCACCCGCCTATCTAGTTTCTGGATACTAGATAGTGAGTAGCCGTCCAGCCCGGACGCCTGGACGACGGCCAGCACCTCACTGATGGTGGCACCCCGATCCGGGCCGCCGGTGGCCCGGTAGTACAGGTCTGTCACTGCGGCGTCAGATACCCGGTGGCCGGTGGCCAGAAGTAGGCTGTTCGCCACGGCGACGGCTGCACAGCCGGAGTGCTGGTCGTTCCTGCCGGAAATCCAGGGCTCGCTGGACATGCTAGGAGGACGTCCAGCGAGTCCTGGACGCTTCTCCTTGGCCTTAATCCGGTGGTGGGTGACCTTGCGGTGCTCATGCCGGGCAGCCTCATGCTTCTTCCGGGCGGCCTCGTGCCGGGGCAGCCTGCCGGTCTTAGTGCGGCTGGCGGTCAGGTCCCGCTTAGCTCTGGCCACGTCACGAGCAGCGCTGGCGCGGTCCCTGCCCGCCCGGGCGAGGTCGCGTACCGCCGCGGCCGCGTCCTGGTTCAGGTACGCAGTGCGTGCCGCAGCTGTGGCCCTGGCCGCGCCACGACGATCCTGAGCGGCGTCACGCAGTTCGGTCTTGGCCTCGGCGCGGTCCTTCACGCGTTGCTGTTTCGGGGACAGGTGTACCCGCTTGACGGTTTTGCGCTTGACCGTCTTCTTCTCCGGCTTCTTGCCCGGCTTAGGCGGCGCCTTGGCTTTCACCGGCTTAGGCGGCGCCTTGGCTTTCACCGGCGGGACCGGCTTCTTCGGCTTAGGCGCAGCCGCTTTCTTCACTCAAATGACCCGCTTGTACGGGTGGATGAGCAGCTCAGCCTCACCCGCGTAGGACGCCGGGTCTTTCATGCCAGCTGCCGCGCCCGGGGTGGCCTGGATGCTGGTGGCGGTCGCACCCCGGATCAGGGCCTGGTAGACACAGAACAAGATCGCGGCCTGGATCACGCTGTTCGGCAGTGTGGAAACCATGACGCCGACCTCGTGGTCCATCTTCAGCGGCTCGGCGAGGGTCAGCACACCAGGCCCGGACACCGCCGACGCGGCGAGCGTGTTGAACACCTCTTGCAGGCCAGGGTCATACAGCGTGCCCGCGGCCCCGCGGGCCTGCGTAGTCAGCTGCGGAATGAACATTTGGTCAGGCAACTGCGGGATGGTGGTGGTACTCGAACCTGCTTGCATTGTCACCTGCGGCGGCGGGCCCCACCCGGTGCAATCATCGATCGCGATGGTGGTGTCCCCGGCCGACGCGTCCTCCTGCAGCGACCCGTGCGGCCACCCGTTCACGTACACGCACTCAGCCTGGTAACCCAGCCTGCCAGCCATCCACGACGCGAAACCGGGCGCCAGCAGAACAGCCTGACCCGAGTTGTCCGACCCGCCGGGTGTGCTGGTGCCGTACACCCCAATCAGCGGCTTCTCGATCTTCCAGAACTGCGGGCCGATCGCCGTCCACTGCGACGGGAACGCGTTCGCGATGGTGATCTGCCCGCCGAGCACCTGCGTCACCGGAGACCGCGACAGCAGCAACCTGGCGTTGCCGTTGGGCTGCATCTGGAACCGGAAGTCGCCAGGCCCCCACAGCGTTTCGGAGTCGATAGTCGCGCGGAGCGGCTGGTTCACGTACCCGTCGATCATCGACGTCGCACGGCGGCACAGGTTGACTTGCTCAGTGAATTGCTGCTGGTCGTCGGGCCGGGCGCCGCCGCCGATGGTCTCCCAGATGATGCCGGTCGGCGCGGCGATGAGCATGTTGGGGGTGACGTACGGGGTGCCAGCGGCCACGGCCACCGCGGCAGGGGACAGCTCGGGCACCAGTCCACCTCCCGGGTTGAAATCAACGGCGGGCTGGTGCGAGGATCAACGGGCCTGCGGAGAGGCGTTCTCCGACGTCGCGGGTCTCGCTGTTCACCGGCGCGGAGACCGTGCCTCCGACGTGGCGACCAGTTCTCCGACGAATCCCACAGCCTCCGGCGCTCGCGGAGCAGGCCGCTCCGACCTGGACCTGAATAGTTCAGTGCCTCGCGGACGTCATCTCCGACACCGATCCAGAGAGGGTCAGCTGTCACCTTTGACCCGGTGGCAGCGCGTGCACACCCACCCGCCGGCGGCGGGGTCCTCAACCGCGTGCTTAACGCAGATGAGGTCCCCGCACTCGCGGCAGGAGATGCTGGCGGTCGACGGATGCCGTTTCGGCCCGCCGCACCGCGCGCAATGCGGCCTGGAGCGGCGCCGGGAACGCACCGGTCAGCGAGCCCCGGGCTTCTTGGCCGCCGGTGCCGTCGCGGGCTTCGCTGGCGGCTTCTCGTCACCCTTCAGCAGCCCGGCGATCTCGGCGCGCTGCGCCGGACTGAGCTCGGCCAGCTGCTCGGCCAGGCTCGGCTGCTTGACCTTGCGGGAGAGCGCCTCAGCCACGAAATGGTCGGTGAGCGACTTGGTCATGATGCGCTGCATGGCCACGCCGTCGCGTTCGGCCAGTTCGCGCTCACCGATCTCGTCCGGGGTGAGCCGCACAGCGCCAGGCGACGCAGCGAACCCGAGGCCTGGCGACCCGACAATCGCGGGTGCGCACTTGTCGCACGCGATGTACGCCCGGCCGTCGTCGTCCAGCTGGACGGTGTGCTGCTTGCCGCAGCCTCCTGCATGCTCAGGGACCGAGACGTGCCCTGCGGGCCGGTTCAGTTCCTCCGACGGCGCCATATCCGCCGGTGCGTAAGCGACTGTTACCACATGCCTCCTGTGTTAGATTGTCCGTTGCTTGCCTCGGCTCCGCCTGGTGCCGCATTGCGTCCGCACCAATGCCAGCCGGGGTTCGCCCAAGGACCCGGGTGGGCCGAGCTTGCGGGGCCGTCCTCAACCATCCGCAAGTACCCTTTGTGTTCGGCCCGCCCGGTTCAGTCCCTGGGCCTGTCGGCTGCCGTCTCAGTCCCGCACCGCGGGCACACCACCGACCAGCCTTGCCACAGCCGCTTGCACGGCAGGCACCACCGCCCGGTTTTGGTCCCGATCGTGAACTGAGGGCCGCCGCGCATGATCCCGGCCTGCTTCTGGCCGTAGAACGACGTGTCGATGTAGTGGGCGTCCTTACCGGACACCTCCACCGTGCCACCCGGCTTCTCGGCGGTGTACTTCTTGCCGTTGGCCATGTCCAGGCCGGTGCAGCCATCTGGCAGTCGGACACGGGTCATGCTCAGGCTCCGTTCTGCAAGACAGTGATGGCCGCAGTCCCGGTCCCGGTGACGGCGTAGATCTGGTCACCACCGAACAGGTGCGCGGTGAACGGGTAGGTGCTCACGGCGGCACCGCTGGCAGGGCTGACATTCGGGCCGCCGACATAGATGGTCCCTGTGCCTGAGGTAACAGTGAGCCGGCCGGTCTGGCCTGAGTAGCCACTGGGCGGGGCTGCGGCGATCAGGACAGGGGTTGTACCAATGATGGTCTGGCCGGACGGGACGAACGGGCCAAGGTAGCCAGTGTCGGAAGCGCCAATGTCATCGAGCCAGAACGTGTAGTTAGCCACCGACGAGGGGTCGCCGAAGTCAACCCTGGTGATCGCGGCATTGGTGTTCAGGTTGGCGGTACTGGTCACCGTCTCCGTTGGGG